GGCCGCCTCCGTACAGATCCCGTTCACCATCCTGTTCGGTCAGCAGACCGGACGACTGGCGAGCGACGAGGACAAAACAGACTGGGCTATCCGACGTAACACGCGACGCAATGGCTTCCTGACAGACCGGATTACCGCGCTTCTGGAGCGATTCTGGACGCTGGGAATTATTGACCCACCTACTAAAGGCGAGGTCACTATCTCGTGGAGCGACCTGCTGGCTCCCGGCGAGAAAGAGAAGATCGAGAATGCTTCGAAACTCGCTGACATCGTGCAGAAAACCACGCCTTACTATGGTGGAGACGCACCGTTTACCGCAAATGAGCTGCGCGAGATTGTTGGGCTTGACCCACTGCCTGAGCCGAAAGAGCCACCGAAACCGGAAGAGAAGGTGACAACCGATGATCCACTGGCCGATGACACCAGAACAGACGGCAAAGGTGGGGCTGCCTATAGTTCCGCGCAGCAAGGTTGATCCTACCCGTTCGGCAGAGCAGGTAACCGCGATGTACCGGGATATCGAAGAGCGGTATCTCGGCATCAAGCGCGCGCTGAAAGCTCTGTTCGACCAGCGCCTTACCGGGCGAGAGCGAGAGGTAAACAGCCATAACTGGCATTTCCTGTGCCATGACCATGGCGAGGATATGCGGCTCTATCAGGTAAACGCCGGCAAGTTCATCTACGACATGTCGTCGCAGGAACTGGCTGACCTGCTGGAGGCGGTGCAGTCGATTCTCGACGATTACCTGCTGGAAGGTGGCGAGCAAAACCTCTGGGCGATGGATTATGTCGTCGCAGAAGCGCAGCGCGGCACGCTGGAGGCATTCAACAACCTCTCGCAGCAGTCGCAGGTGTACGCCAGCCAGACGACGCTGCAGCAGCTTTTAAGCAGTCCCGGTCACCTTAATCAGATAGCGGCGGCCAGGCTGACAACGTTCAGTGACTGGAAGGTCATCAGCGACACCGCCCGCGGAGACCTGACCAACATCATCACTGATGCGGTCGCGCGCGGCGTTAATCCTCGCGAGACGGCCAGCGTCATCAGCAAGCGCCTCGATGTGTCGATGTCGAAGGCCAAAACCATAGCACAGACTGAGCAGGTAGGCGCGCTGCGGCAGGCGCAATGGAACGAAACGGACTGGGCTGCTGACCGGCTGGGGCTGAATACCGGTCTGCTGTGGCTGTCAGCGCTCAAGCCTACGACGCGTACATGGCACGCCAGCCGTCATGGCAAGGTCTACACCACCGAAGAGGTGCGGGACTTCTACGCCGAGAACGGCAACCGGTACAACTGCTACTGCAGCCAGATTCCGGTGCTGCTCAACGATGACGGCAGCATCTTCAATGAAGGGCTAGCTGACAAGCTGGCGAAAGAGCGCAAGCAGTGGTATTTATAAGTACCCCCTTTACTTTGTGGTCATTTCCAGTGAAAAAGATAGGAATACTTGCAAAAGTTTTTTCGTGTGAGGAATACAAAGAGGATTTCCTTAACGGCAATATATATATGAACACAATTCAGTTTTTTAGAAGCTATGAGGAAGAAACTGAAGGTAATATAGGTGACAAATACGAAGCATTAACTGGATGGATGCATCCTCATGAATACAGGTTTGAGCTTGAGGTTGATGGCGTAAAACACATTTTGAATCCTGATGATATAGTGGGCCCCATCACCACGAGTATGAAAATTCATGACCATGCCAATGTATTCTGCATGACGCACTTACATTCTCATGATCTCGATATGTCATCCATCAAAAATGAAGAAGAGTTTAGACTAGCTGAAAAATATTTTACTCTCCCGGAAGAGGTTAAAAACCTAGGTGAATATATGGTTGTTATCACCAATCCAAGGGAATTCGTCAGGAGGGCGAGAGATGAGGCTCAGCGGCTCCACGACATTGGTGATGCAGTTTATTATCAGTCAAAGCAGGTAATTTATTATGATGCGGCAACTCAAAGCATCATGCTTGATAACCACAACGACGCTCCTTTTTACAAACAAAGCAAATACGCTCATCAAAATGAGTATCGTCTTTGTTTAGTAAGGAATAACCCAGATAATAAGCCCTACACAATGAAAATAGGCAGTCTCAGAGATATATCTATGGAGCTTAAAACTAATGACTTCAATTCTTTATTGGAATTAAAGCGATAAAGGTCAGCTACATATTTATTATTGCGGCGTAACTCAATCGGTAGAGTAACGCATCAACGCGGCCATGCCATTGCTGGTCGTGCTCGGTTCGGCATGATGTTGACGCCTGACGAGAGTGCTGGTTCGAGTCCAGCAGCCGCAACCTAAAACAAGACCCAGCCGTAGTGCTGGGTTTTTTATTGCCTGATATCCACCAATGAGGACGCAACGTGAAGCTATCCAGCATCCACGTTAAATCCCTCGCCATCAACGCCTCCAACATCTCAACGACAACCATCAGCGGCCAGGAACACTACGTCATTCGTGGTGCGGTCCCGATTGTCGATGACATCGTGATGAATGGAGGTCTGTACCCGGCGGAGGAGATTAACAACAGTTACCAGACGATGGAGCGCAAGTTAATGCCGATCGGCCACCCGATGGTGAACGGCAAATACGTCAGCGCCAACGACCCGCAGGCGGTCAACGATTACTACGCCGGTGCATGGGCTCAGAACGTCAGCAAGGCCAACGACAAAGTCGTGATGGACGTTTACGTCAATAAGGCTGTGGCAGACACCAAGCCTGACGGTAAGCGCTTTATTCAGCGCCTGGATGACATGATTTCCGGCAATAACGCCGACCCGATTCATGTCTCTACCGGTCTGCTGCTGAACAAAGAGCAAAAGGCAGGTGAGTCGAAGCAGAAGAAATACTCCTGGGTTGCTCACAACATGCAGTTCGACCACATCGCGATTTTGCTCGACGAGCCCGGCGCCGGGACGCCTGAAGAAGGTGTCGGCATGTTCGTCAACGCTGACGGGCAAGAGGCTGATGTTGAAGCGACGAGCCTCATCGATGCTGCAAACAGCATGAAGGACGGCCTGCTGAACAAAGTGAAGTTCTTCTTCACCCACAACTCAGATGCCTCATTCGACGAAATCTACCAGATGTTGCGTGAGGCTATACGTGCGCCATCCGACAGTGATGTCTATCGCTACGTTGTGACCGTCTGGCCGGACAAATTCATCTACGAAGAGGGCAGCAAACTCTTCCAGCAAAAATATCTCATCGATGACAGCGAAGTGACGCTGGTCGGCGAGCCTGTAGAAGTCGTGCGCAAACCAACTGAGTACGAAGTCAAAACCAACGGAGAAACAAACCCGATGAAAGAGAAGATGATCGCCGCGCTCAATGCCGCAGGCGTTAAAACTGAGGGGCTGACCGACGATCAGGTCTGGGATGCCTATAACCAGCAGATGCAGAAGAAAGGTGGTGGCGGCGACCCCGGCCAGGCTCAGATTAACTCTGACGCGATTACTGCTGCAGTGAATCTGGCATTGAAGCCGCTTACCGATGAAATCAGCACGCTGAAATCTCAGCTGCAGGCGAATGCTGAAAGCGAACTGAAAACCAAACGTGACGCTGTTAAAGCGAAATTCTCGTTTATGACCGAAGCGGCGGTCAATTCCTTGTCCGGCGACGCCCTGAACGACTTGTACTCACAGTGCCAGACCAGCACCGGTCTGAACCCTACATTCCAGGGGAATGGCGCTCAGAGTGAAATCCTTAACATGGAGGCACCTGAATAATGGCACTCGCACCTCGTTTCCATACTGTAATCGCGGGCCCAGCCCGCAAGAATGACCCGCAGCTCATTGAGGCAATCATGGCGGTGGCCGTGAAACCCGGATCACTGGTGATGCTCGACAGCACCGGGAAACTGGCAGTTCACAATGTCGCTGGTGGCGCAGGCGTTGCTCTGGCTCTTCAGCACAACTATATCGGCGGTGGTGACATCCGCGACTCGGTTCCTGCAGGTGATACCGGCGCGGCCATCATGTGCGAAGACGATGTGGATTACCACATGCTGGTCAAAGCAGGCGAAGTGTTGCTGGAAAACGAAGGCCTGGTTTCTGCCGGTGACGGCACGCTGGCCAAGTCGACCACACCAGCCACCGACCATGTCCTCTTTTATTCACGCGAAAAAATCACCGTTGGCGCTGAAGCTCAGCTCGTGAAAGTTCGCAAATCAGGGAAAGCAACCGCATGAGCATGATCGTATTCAACAAAAAGCTGATCACCGAGCATAACCAGGTGAAGCAGGCGTGGAATCAGCTGCTGATGCAGCGTGAATCCTTCAATATCAACCAGGGAACTATTGCTGCACAGTACGGCGGTGCGCTGGAAGTTAACCAGGCCGCGCTGATCTCCAAAGACTACTGGCGTGAAGTGGACAACATCACCACCCGAGTCTTCCGTAATGACGAAGGCAACGGCCTGCTGGATGATCTGCTCGGTCTAGGTACGCCGATTTCTATCGGCAAGACGGCGGCGCTGTACCGCGTTTCCAGTGACGCTGGCAAGGTTCATCGCTCACTGACGGGCCACGTGCCGGAAGAGCTGGATAAAGTCATCTACGACGAAGCTGGTGACCCAATCCCGATCTTCAACACCGGCTACGGCCGTGAATGGCGTGAATGGAACGGCATGCAGTCGGAAAACCTCGACGCGATGGCTGACGATCAGGAAGCGCACGTTGCGGCTATCCGTGAAGACATGGCTGACTACATGCTGTCAGGTGATACGAAAGTGAAGGTTAAAGGGTATGTCGGCGCAGGTATCACCAACCACGCCAACACCAATCAGGTTGACCTGAGCGCATCCGGTCTGAATATCGACCTGACCACCTCTACTCCTGATCAATCAGTGGCCTTCTTCACTGGTCCGTTTGCTAAGCTGCTGGATGATAACTACGTGCAGGAGAAGGTTAAGCTGTGGGCGTCGCCGGACATCATGCGCAACCTGAACCGACCGTATTCCGATGCTGCCGGATTCAAAGAAGGCACTGTGCTGGAATACATCCTGCGCTATGGCCGCATCGAGTCGTTTAACCAGACCTTTAAACTGACCGGTAACCACTTCATCGCTTACGTGCGCAACTCTCAGTACATCAAGACGCGCATCGCCGCGCCGGTGGGCACCTTCATGATCCCGCGTCAGAATCCATTCGACAACTACAACTCCCTGGTCTGGAGTGCTGTCGGTCTGCAGATTAAGCGCGATTTCAACGGTCGTTCTAAAGTGTTCAACGCACAGGGTTAAGGGGTTTTGGCCCCTTTTCTTCGGGAGAGAGCATGAAAAAGTTAAAAGTCGAGAAGGCTGGTTGCTGGGGAACGATTAACGGCGTATTCCAGCAACTGCCGGTTGGTCATGAGTTTGTTGCGGTTGATGTGCCGCCAGCTTTCGCTGGGCGCGTTTCAGTGGTTGGCGAAGTTGAAGAGCAGGAGCTTGAAGTTGCCACACCTGGTGCTGACGATAAACCTGCAGAGCAGGCAGAGCAGGCAGAGCAGGCAGAGCAGGCAGAGCAGGCAGAGCAGGCAGAGCAGGCAGAGCAGGCAGACACCACCGCTAAATCGAAAAAGGCGAAATAACCATGGCTGACCCAATCACAGCGGCAGACGTGCAGGCGTTCCTCGGTGAATTGGGTTACTCCATCCCGGGCGCGCTGCTGGAGCCGATCCTCTGCGTGGTAAACAAGATTATCCCGTGCCTCGATGGCGCTGGTTACGACGACTGCACCGCGAAGCTGATCCTGATGTACGCCGCAGCGCTTATGGCTACGTCGTCCGGCGCGCGCCGCATCAAATCGCAGGGTGCACCGTCTGGAGCGTCCCGTTCGTTTGATTATGGCGACGACAGCATTACCTGGCTGCGCGACTCGCTGACTCGGCTCGATACCAGCGGCTGTACCAGTGAGCTGCCAATCAGCGCCGGTAATAGCGTCGGCCTGTTCATGGTGGTCGGGGGCTGCGGATGACGTACAAATCAGTGACGGAAGGCAAGCCGAAACCGCTCACTCGCGTTTGGGTCGAGACCGACACCGGGCGGGAAACTACCGGGTACGTTAAATCTGATGGCGAGTGGTTCATCAACTGCCCGCGCATCCGGGCGACGGGCGCGAAGGTGCTGCGCTGGAAGGAGGGCTGATGTCATCGATAGCGAACTGGAGCTATACCGCGACGGCGACCATCTGGCGCAAGCTGGAAGGCAATGACGAATACGGCGATCCGCTTGGCTATGCCGAACCTGAGCAAATCCTCTGCGATTACGAGGGCGGGCTCAGTAAGAAGTTAGCCAGCCTGGGCGCCGAAATCGTCGTGAAAAATACCGTCTGGACGGAGTTCGCGCTGGCGGCCGCGGGGGATTACCTGCTGATTGGCGTCTCGACCGAAGCCGACCCGGTTGTGGCCGGTGCCGATGAGGTGCGCCAGGTTGTCCGTTACGCCGACACATTCGAGCGTCTGGCGGATGATCACGCCATCCTGACGGGAGTGTAGGCATGGGCATCAAAGTGAAGGGCATCAGCCAGGCGAAAAAGCACCTGAACGATGTAATCAACGACGTGAAGGGGCGCAAGGTAATTCGCGCGCTGCAGTCGGCGATGATACTTATCGGGGCGCGGGCTGCCTATTACACCCCGATTGACACCTCTACGCTGATTAACAGCCAGTTCCGCGAGATCGACGCTGGCGGCGTGTTCATCACCGGGCGAATCGGTTACTCAGCCAACTATGCCGCCTACGTGCATGAGGCGTCAGGCAAGCTGAAAGGCCAGCCGCGCGCGCACTTCGGCGTGACCAGCAACCGGTCTGAGTTCGGCCCGCAGAAACCGAAAGAGTTCGGCGGCGGGACCGGGACGGGCAACTACTGGGACCCTCACGGTGAGCCTCAATTCCTGACCAAAGGCGCGAATGATGAGCGCGATAACGTTGATGCGGTTATGCGCAAGGAGCTTTCGTTATGACACCCATGATGCACGAGCGGGTGCGCAACATGTTCGGCGATGCCGGGCTAACGACCGGCTTCACTGTGCAGCAGTTGATGTACGACGACCCCGGCGACCTGTCGAAGGCGATCATGGTATTCAGGCCAAACGGCGGCTCGAATATCCGTACTGACCTTGGCTCTGAGTATCACGTCCTGGTTGATGTCGTCGGCGCGAAGGATAAGCGCAAAGACGCACTCAACGCTGTGCAGCGCATCGTCGACCACATCCAGGCCAATCCCATGGCTGACGAGTGCGTCGGCTACATCCAGAACATGGGCGCAATTCCCGCGCCGGTGCTCACAGAAGAAGGGCGAATAGTCTTCCGACTCCAGTTCGCCTGCACTTACGGCGAATAGCCATCCCCAACCAAATAACCCGCTCCGGCGGGTTTTCTTTTTTATACGTCAAAGAGGAGTTTCACATGGCTAATTGCCAGAACTCGAACGAGCGCCTTTTCGGCGGTGCGGTCGTGCTGGAAGTCGCCGATGGCTGCCCGGATGTCAAACCACTCGAATCAGAGTGGAAGGCGCTGGCTGCTGGTACGTCGAAAGGCTTCGACTTCAACCCGAACTCGGTTACCTCTGATGCGGATGACGGCGGCGGCTATGTCGAGACCATCATCACCAACAGTGACTTCACCCTGAGCTTTGAAGGCGAAGTGCGCAAGAAGGACAAACTGGATCAGTACGGCGTTGGCAAGTTCATTAAGTATTTCGCTGACGAACTGAAGGCCAAACGCCAGCCGGGTATGTGGGTGCGCATGGACTACGGCCCGGTAGAATTCATCGGCTACATGAACATCACGGCGCTGAGCTCTGACGGCGGTACCAACGACATCGTCACGTTCTCTACCGAGTTCAAAGTCGGGGACGCAAGCACCATCGAAGTGAACGAAATCACTGCGGTTGCGGTGACTGGCGTGACGGTAACCCCGACAACCAGCACCGGCACGGCAGGCGGTACCAGCACCTTCACGGTGAACATCGCACCAACCGGCGCTACCAACAAAGACTTCACTGTAGCGACTACCGATGCGACCAAGGCAACAGCTACCGCCTCCGGCAATACCGTTACCGTGACGCGCGTCGCCACCGGCAGCGCGCAGATCATCATCAACACCGAAGACGGCAACTTTGTGGCCGTGCATACGGTTACCGTTACCTAACGGACATTCCAAAGGGCGGCGTGCTGCCCTTGATAATGACCGTTTACTGGAAGGCCTATGACCGCTTTAACCGATATTGGCGAACTATCTATCAGCGACAGTCGCGAAGGCGGGAAAGATTACCTGCTGCGGCCTTCATTCGAGGCCATGACCAGGATCGGCACTCCTGAAGAGATTGTGCAGGCGTACGCCACTATCCACGGAAATGACGTCGCTCAACTCATTGAGGTGTGCGCTGGCACGTTGGGGCGTTTTCCTGCCTGGCTGGCCCCATCATTCAACCGCGCCGCTGAAAAGCTGTTATCAACTAGCATGCTAGTGCTGCAGGCGTGCTGCGAGGAAGACCTGACGCCAATGATCGGCGAGTGGAAAGGGTGGCGACACTGCGTAGTCTACCGCCCGGGCCAGATGCCGAAGAACGATATCATCGTACTGGCGCAGCACCTCATGCAGCACGGTGTCGTCGGCAAAGCTAAAGTTCGCCAGTTGCAGCGCCACGAAACGGGCGCGAGAACGAACGAATTTAAAGCCTTCGACTACATCAGCGCGGCGCGTAGTCACTTTGAAATGAACCGCGCCGAAGCCTCTCAGTTAACAATGACCGAATTCCAGATGCTGCTGGCGGCGAAATACCCTGACCAGAAAGGCTTTACTCGCGAAGAGTACGACAGCATCGCCGACGAGTACCTGGCTAAACAGGCTGCACGCAGGGCAAAAGCAAAGCAATAATCGGAGAATGACATGGCAGGTGAGAAGAACGCCGGTAGCATCGTGTATGAAATCAGCGCCGACGTTGAGCCGCTGCTGCAGGGCGGGAAACAGGCCATTGATGCTCTGGACAAACTGGATGCTGCAGCCCAGCAGTCCGGCAAGGGAATGGATAACCTCGACCAGAGTGCGTCCCAGACCGGGTCCGCGTTTACTGAGCTGGCCGGTTATGCCAACTCCATGGACAACCAGCTTCGCAAGTTAAACACCAACGTGAGTGGCATCGCTCGCGCCATGGAAGAGGCCCGCAGCGGTACCGGCGGCGCGAGCAGTGAATTCAGCCGTGCCGAATCCATCATCGAGGCGCTGGGTAACCAGCTGGCTGTGCTGGACGAAGCGCAGGAGAATGGCGCGCGTAGTGCCGCAGTCCTGGCTGCACAGTTGCGCGCCGGGTCGAAAGCGACAGACGAAGAAAAGCAGAAGATCGGCGAATTGACCGGGCGACTGTTCGACATGAAAGGCGCTGCTGACACATCGATGGGCAGCAACAAGGGCTGGAAGTCCAGCATGCAGCAGGCTGGTTACCAGGTTCAGGACTTCATCGTACAGGTGCAGGGTGGTCAGTCTGCTCTGGTAGCATTCGCTCAGCAGGGCTCGCAGCTTGCCGGGGCGTTCGGTCCTGGCGGTGCTGTGGTTGGTGCTGTGATTGCGCTTAGTTCAGTCCTTGCTGGTGTGCTGATTACTTCGCTCAATGGCGGTAAGAACGCCATGGATGCGCTGAAAGACGCAGCAGAAGCGATGGATAAGGTGATCACCATTTCCTCGCAAGGCGTGGCCGCTCTATCCGACAAGTATGCCGCTCTGGCGCGGGTAAATGCCGACGTGGCAACACTGCTCCGTAATCAGGCGCTGCTCGAGTATAACCAGGCCATCTCGAAGATTCCGAAGGCCATCAGTGACGCGTCTGATGCTTTCATTACGTTAGGCGATCGCGCGCTGGCGGCGGTTGGCGGGGCATCGCCAAGCATCAAGAAATTCAACGATGAGCTTTCTGCGCTTGGTGTTACCACCACAGACTGGAGCCAGGCCATTCAACAGGCCAACAGTCAGGGGCAATATGCCTCTGGCATTGTGAACTCCTTATCTTCAACGGTCAGCACGCTTTCTTCTCGCCTTGGCATCAGCAAGCAGTCAGCGTTTGATCTGGCAAGAGAACTATCAGACCTGAGCAATAACCCGTCCCCGGAAGCACTTCAGGAACTGGCGAAAAAACTCCAGGAAATGCTGTCCTCGTCCAAAGATGGGCAGTCAGCCATTGCTGAACTGGCAGGTAAGCTTGTCGATCTGGCAAGAGAGGCGGCCAACGCGAAGATAAACGTCGACAGCCTGAATAAGTCAACTGACAACCTCACGGCTGGGCAGAAGAACCTCATCAAGCAGTCTGAGCGAAACCTTGCTCTGTCGAAACTACAGGGCGAGGCCCGCGCGCGGCTGCAGGCGCAATACGCTGCCGAAGATGCCGGGTTTGCGAAGGATGATCCGCACGCCAAACAGATGGAAGATGATGCTGCTGCTACGTACAAAAATACGCAGGCGCAGAAGACGCTTCAGTCAGAGCAGAAGAAGGGAGCTTCCCAGACTGACTCTATTGCCCAGAAGCTGGCGAACCTTAAACAGCAGTCAGAACTGGCGGCAGACTCAACGAACAAGCTGAGCCGCGAGCAGGCCATTCTGACTGCGCAGCAGTCGCTTGGGAAAGGCGCCACCAAAGAGCAAATAGCTCTGGCCGGTCAGTATGCGGCAACAAAATGGGACACTGCCAACGCCATTAAAGCTGAAGCTGCAGCCCAGAAGCTTCTCCCTGAAGCGGCTGAGAACGCCAGTTACAAACAGGATGTTGAGGATCTGAATACGGCGCTGGCTGCGAAGAAAATCAGCCAGGAGCAATATAACCAGACCTCAGAAAGACTGGCGGCAACGCACCAGGCAAGCCTTGCGAAAATTCAGGCGCAACAGGCCGTAACGCCACAGCAGGAAGCGGTCG